AAAGGGATGAATGCCGAACAACAAGGTCATTATGCACGTCTATCTTGGGATGTGTTTGTTGATCCTGTTGCCGTGGCAATGGATTTTTCAAGATTTGATCAGCATGTTTCGGCTGAGGCTTTACAATTTGAGCATTCAATTTATAAAGCATACTATCCTGGTGATAGATATTTCAGTCGATTGTTGCGACTTCAAATCAACAATAAGTGTAGAGCATATAGTGGAGATGGGTTTATTAAGTACCGTACAGAGGGGAAGAGAATGAGTGGTGATTCCAATACCGCTCTGGGCAATGTCGTGCTGGTAACGGCAATGTTCTTTGAGCACCTCGACAAGTACAGAATGAGACTCATTTGTAATGGAGATGATAGTGTGGTTATCTGTGAGAGGAAGGATCTTGGTAAGATTTATACCTTGGTCGATATATCCCTCCGCCATGGTTTCAACCTGGTTGTTGAAGACCCTGTGTATGAGTTCAATCACATTAGGTTTTGCCAATGTCAACCTGTCTTTGACGGCCAGAAATGGCTTATGGTCCGAGACCCTCGGGTTGCCATTTCAAAAGACTTGGTCGCCATTAAACCACTGGACAACCCCACCATACTGAGGCGCTGGTTAGCCGCGGTTGGTGACGGTGGCCTGGCTTTGACAGCTGGGTTGCCCGTATGGCAAGCATTTTATTGTATGATGAAAAGAGAGTCTAATGGTGCAAGACCATTGGATGACCCTACGTTAGACGGTGGATTCTGGAGGCTATCCAAAGGAATGCAACGTGTGACATCCACGATCACAGCAGAACAGAGATATCAGTTCTGGCTGTCTTTCGGTGTCCTTCCCGAAGCCCAGATAGTTATTGAGGAATACTACAATAACTACCGATTAGGGGTTGGTGAGGTGAGCAATCGCTTCACCATCCTCCCCCTATAATCATTGGGTCCCACCCGTAAAGTGCCCAAAACTGTTATTTCAGTGCTAAACAAAATGCCAAGAGACTGCACGGAGCACATGGGAGTGGTGGGATGTACAGTCCCGTATGTCAGCGGGATCCAATACATGACAAAACGTAAGCAAAACAAAGATCTTGTTGTCACAAGATTGACCAAACAAGTAGCTGCTCTTAAAATGAAGCAGAAGGAAAAACAGGCTAAGAAGAAAGGAACTCCCTTTGCTGATGTTGGTGGAGCACTCGGAGGCATTGGCTCTGCCATGCTCGGAATTCCCCACCTATCAGCAATTGGTCGTTTCCTTGGATCCGGCATTGGATCCATCTTTGGCTCTGGTGACTACCATATGGTGGGTCCCTCCCCGCAGTACAATGTGCTTGCTGGATCTGTTCCACAGTTCTCCAAGACCTCTGCAACGAATGTTGTAAGTCATAGAGAGTTTTTGGGCGCTGTCACCGGTACCACAGCCTTTAACAACTTGAATTACCCTATCAATCCTGGTGTGGCATCCACTTTTCCGTGGTTGTCCACCATTGCAGTGTGTTACCAACAGTATAAGATGCATGGAATCATTTTTGAATTTCGTCCCCTTATCACTGACTTTGTAACCAATGGCGCACCTGGTGTCCTCGTTCTTACCACTAACTATAACTCAGCTCAGGCTCCGTATGTTAGTCGACAAGAAGCAGAGAACGCTGAGTATGCTGTTAGCACCAAACCAACCCTTGGGTTGGTCCACATGATTGAGTGTAAACCGTCCGAGACCCAGTTGGAACTGAAGAATGTCAGAACGACAGGGATACCCCCGGGACAGGACATTCGGTTCTATGATGTTGGTCTCACGCAATTAATCACCCAAAACAACCCATCTGGTTCGCCAGAGATTGGCGAGTTGTGGGTTTCTTATTGCGTTGAGTTCTTCAAGCCTGTGTTGGCTCAAGAGAATAATGCTTCTCTTGCCAATGGCTTGCGTCTATCAAGAACTGGAGTAACTTCATCGAAGCCATTCGGTGATACAACTGTCACGTCTCAAGTGACACTCACTTTCACCCCTGCAATTGATAAAATCACGGTGTCCAATGCTGTGATCGGAACGAAGTACATGTGGGCTATATCTTGGTACGCTGGAACGTCGGTGAACATCGCCGCTTTCACCACCTCTGGTATGTCCGCATTGAACATCTTCAATAGTAATTCGGTTGATAGATTCACTGCTGGTCCTACCACCACAATCCAAACGATTGAGGTGTCCGGGACAGCAACCTCTAGTACAATGGTAATTCAAGTCACATCAAGCACCGTTAATGGAACTTGTTCCGTTGACGCTATCTTGAGCGTCTTGGATAACTTTATTGGTTAGAGTATGAATCGACTAGGTCTTTGCTTGGTCCTTTCATCTAAAACAAGCCAGCTGCGTGTAAAAGGCTGGCTTGCAGGAGAGACATGATTGCGTCATATCAATACCAACAGTTTGCGATGTGATACATGATGGGATTACGAACCCCATTGATCGGGCTCCAGTACCATGAACCTGGAGGGCGTCCTAAGACGTCAAAAATTAAACTAAGGGCAGCAGGCCATCAAACAGTAGTACGGTGACTGTGAGATGGGACCAGGTGTATAATCAAACATCCCCGCATGCGAGAGACAGAAGTCACTGGATTTGACATACGTTTGTACTAACGGAGCTAATAGTACTGCTCCTGGATGTCAAGAGGGCCAGGTGTTGGTCAACATAATACCTTAATGACCTATGGAACCCCACCATACACAAATTCGGGCGGGACGAGACAGCCGAGATCTGCACGTACCCACTTAGTGGAGGTCCCCATAGTGGCGGGTGACTTAGGCAAGCCCCAAGAATGGTAAATTGTGGCATCATTCTTGACAC